CACTAGCGTTAAACTTAAATCCGCTAATGTCAGATACTACGCAGTTATCGCCTAATCTTGTTCGTGTGTGTTTCATTATGCGTATGTCCCTGTATTTGGTGGAATAACCATACATCTCCAAGTTGTATTTGCACTGGTAGTTAATGTCGCCGCTCCAGCAGTCCTTTGTATAGTTACGCGCAAAGACTGGTTAGCGTTTGACGGCGTAATCAATATTATTGATACACGACCTCTATGGTTTGTTGAATGAGCCAAAGCAGCAAAAGTTAATTGCCACGATGCTGCACCACCCAATGAAAGATCAGCAGATATTCTGTTATTAGCTGGTGCTACTGGAGATACTTGCATACCAGCTAAAGGGCTTCCATCATAAGACAACCTACCACCCGATACGTTTGGGCTTGAGTCAGCTATAAAATAAAACGTGATTGTTACACTTGCTGTCTGTACTCCACTTCCTACAACGTTCCAGTTTAAATCCATATCAATTAAGTGGTTAGAGCTTGGCAGTAATGGAATATAATTATTATTACTTCCATCGTAAAAAAATGATTGTTCTGCTGTTATACCAGTTTGGTTAGTTCCTACTTTATATTGATTAAATATCTGTTCTACCTGTCTGCCCATTGTAGTATTGAATGTTTGATATTTACCTATACCATCATATTCATCAGCCCCAGCCGCTGCTGTAGAAAGTAATGAGCCTGCCGTATAGTATTTTGGTGCAGAGCCAGAAACTGTTCCACCAGCGTTTAAAATCATCTTGCTGGTTATATGTCCAGTAGTACCGTTAAAAGTAGCTAAAGCATTAGACTTTACCTGCTGTTTACCAGTCGCAGAATCTAGTAAAGCTAAATACATTGTTGAGTCTGTGCTATCGGCTGGATTTACTTCACCAGTTCCAGAAAGCGTACCGCTTGCGTAATTTAAATAATCACTAATGGCAACAGCAGACATAGCCGTACCATCACCTTGCAAAATACCAGTTACATCCGTTGAAAGCGTTATTGTTTCTTCTGGGTATAATCCATCACTAGTTCCTGCGAATCCGTTAGCTGTAGCAATAGATACTTCGTTTATATAGCCTTCAACATTTAAATAATCTTGAACGCGCTCATCAGTGAAATAAAGACGACTGCCTTCAGCAATATCTGAAGTAGTTGCATCTGCACCAGCAGTGACTAATCCTTTTTCATCGTATGTTATTTTTGTTTTTGTCGCAGGCGTAATAGCAGCATTAGCTACTACATAGTTACTGTTACTACCAGACGATGCAGACGCAAGATTTTCTAAAAACGTCTGCGTCCTTAATGTGAAGCTCTTATCGTCATTAACAACAGGCTCACCGCGTTTAGGTGGTATATATTCCACATCTTAGCCCTGCTGAACATAATTTAGCGTTGCGCTTCCACTCGTCCATGAATTTAATTTCAGCCTTACACCAATAACAGGGAAGTCTAAATTACCCACATCGTTAGCCGTAATCGCTGTCAATCCAGTCGTATTGCTCCAATAAGGCGAAGTAATGTCAGGATCGTATAGATTATCAAGCGTTTGCTGTACAGTTGCGTTTAATGTTCCAGTTATCGTAACACTCATACCAACTTTAAAATCAGAAGCACGCCAGTTACACATAATAGAGTTTGATACGCCACCATTTGCTGCCAAAACACCAACGGTAACAGCATCGGCAGTAGCCCCATCAGCCGAAACTTCAGTAATTTCTTTAAAGAATAAAGAACCGCTCGCAGCTCCCGCATTAGCACCTGTAATATCCTCTGTAATATCCTTACTATTTTCATCTTTCCCCGTAACAGTAAAGACAACACCCGTCTCATCTCCAACGGATGTGACCGTTACCCTTTGAGCTACATCTAATGTTACTGTGCCATCAACCGCTAACACACCATCAATATCAAGCGCTCCTGCTCCGACAGGCGTTTGTGATTCACAAATACCATCTGCATCATTGTCTAACGCCGATATCGTTCTTAGTTGAGGACGCATATTTACTCCTAATAGATAGGTTTGTTAATGATTAAGCTTCTTTAGCCCAAACACCGCGAATATCAGTAACAGACCAATAATCCGTACCAGCTACGTTTTGTATTACAACGTAATCGCCCTTCTTAGCTGTTGCTTTCGTATTAATTAAGTCTTTGTTATCTGTAGCTGAAGCAGCATACATAATACCGTCAGAAGCGTTAGGACTGATAGAAACCTTAGCCTTACCATTCTCAGCACCATTGATAAATTTATAAACCTGACCGTTAGCAATCGCAGGTAACGTAAACACCATGTTATCTGTGAAAGTAACAAAAACCTTACCAGAATCAGTCGTAGCAACTACTGTGTAAGCAGAGCTTTTAGTAACTGCGTTAATATCAATGTTAATTGTTTGAGTGCCGTTAGGCCAAGCAGTCAATCGTTTGTTTTGAATAATAGCCATTTTAGAACCTCCTGCGCCTCACGGACTCTTACCGCAACTTACCCATCAAGGGACGCAATAAATTGTTTAAGAAGGGGGCTATGCGCCCCCTGTTTATCGGTCAACTCCTAGACCTTAACTACCTGCACTTCCGTAGCAGCCGCGTGGATCGCTCCAACCTGCACTGTAACGCTCATCAGCCTTAAAGCGCATATCGCTCGTACCAAAATCAGTATCTTGGTCAAACTCTACAGTTTGGCGCTGCATAAACTTCATGCCGTCTGGCGCATTGGTTTTAATAAACCATGCAGTATCAGAAGATAAGAAGTTGCTAACCATGATATCCATGATTACGCCACTTTCACGTAATGCGTTAATAGCATTATTACCCGTATCGTTTTGATTTACTGATTTCAAGATGCGTAACGCTTCATAACGTAACGCAGCAGGAACGATTAAGCGTTGGCATTTAAGCATAATGCGAAGACCTCTTGAGTCTTTTGCTTGCTCAACTTGCGTGCTTAACGCTTCTAATGACGCTTCAGATAAAGCAGCAGCAGTAGACAATTCATTACTGAACGTAGCGCTACCGTTAGGGCCACCTGAAGGGTGAACAGTTGAAAACAACTCAACACCATCACCGCCAGTCATCGTATAAGTGCTTGTAAAACCGTAGTTATATACGTTAGCTGCTACAGTTTCCTTGGTTTGGTTCATCGAATTAGCTAACATTCTAGCTTTCTTTTTGAAGATACCGTACTGCTCATCACGGATATTTTCTTTAGTTACAATGAAACCCTTAGCATAAGTATAGTTAATGTACTTAGGTAAGATACCTTGTGCAGCACTATCGTAGGCAACTCCGTCACCTTCTGTCTTTCTAGGCGCTAATCCAAAACCCTCAAATAATACATCTAGTTCAAACGCTTTATCTGACGTTTCAACATCGAATAATTTTGTGTACTGAGAGGCATAAGTTGAGTATTCGTTACCAAATACGTTCTTGACTCCCGGTACGAGTAGATTGGGGTTGTTACCTGTAGTAATTACTCCAGCCATGTTCTTATACTCCCGTCGTGCTAGTAATAGATGATTCGTTTATGCGACAAATTACTGTAGCACCAGCCCCTGTTTGACCTTCAAAAAGACCAACAATACGGATACCAGCAGAGCCAGAACCGAATGAGCTTGTAATCACCATGTTTGATTGTGCGTAGCCACCAGTTAAAGTCGCGGCTGTAGCAGTTACATCAGCGTTTGAACCAACGTCAGTGTCAGCAATACCACCTGCTGCAACTTCAGCGTAATACAACGCATAAGGATCAACTAAAACCCACACAATACCTGCTGTACCTGCTGGTAAGCCTGCTTGTGATAAGTTTGAGTAGTTAGGGCCAATACCAACAATAGCACCAAGAATTGGGTTTCCTGCGGTAACAGCATCTACTTGAGAGTATCCAGTTGATGGGTTATTTGCTGCTGTGCCTGTTTCAACTACTAAATCACCAACAGCTAAAAGCGTTGCATGACCAGACGCAACATAATAAGGTAGAACCTTACTGTTGAAGTCGCTAGTTGAGAGGCTAGAAAAAGGTCTAAAACCTGCCATATCGTTCTCCAGTTAAAATGAAATAAAAGAGCTTTCGCTCATCCTTTCAAATCAACCAGAGGCTTATACCAGAGGTTTTGATTCGGGATTAATAGGCATATACCTAATAATCGCTTGTAAAATTTATGGTCTTATAACCATTTGTTATAATAATTCTAAACTACTATAACTAAAAATGCAAACTTTTATTGCTCTGTTGATGTTATTGTAGGCAATAATAGCTCAGATATACGTAACAATACGTCACTTTCATCTCTAGCAACGTATGTTACTGTTTGCTCATGACCAATCATAGCTAAGTTTCTTTTTGTCGTGATAACAAGAAAACCATTCTCGACTGACTTGATATAGATGTCCACTAAATCAAATCTCTTTCACGCTTAATAGCTACGCCTTCGCCTTCTATACCTCTACCAGTAGGAGCATACTCACCGCTACCGATTCTAGCTTGCTGATACGTTGTTTCCTGTAATTCAGCCAAGTACGCAGCTTGATCTTCATCATAATACTCTTGAGGAATGCGTAATAAATAATGCTTGTTACCAGCACCAGCATGAACAGAGAATTTTTGACCGTTATCGTTAACGTACTCATAGCCAGCCTCGATTAACTGCTCAATCTCACCGGGTCTGTCTATGCCCCAATAATATCTGTATCCTTTTTCGATAAGACGTTGAGGAACAGTTAATTTACCACCACGACCAGCTCTAACACGTGGGTTTCTAGCTTGAAGATTAGGCTTAGAATCGTTTTCTAGGTTTCTAGGGTTTCTATCTAACTCTTCATCTTGAATGTCTGCCTTGATAGCTTTAGCCATTATTTGTTCCTCGCTGCGATAGCTGCTTTAATGAATTTTTGTTCGTCATTATCATACCAATCTTTACCAAAAGAATGCCACTGCGCTCTTTCTGAGTTGCTAAGGTCTGCTAAAGTATAGGTTTTCTTAGCTGTTTGCTTAGCTGATGGCTCGGTAGCTGCCGGAGCTTCACGCCTAGCATTGGTTTTAGGAAACTTCAAAGACAAAGTATCATCAACATACTTTAATCTAGCGTCTAATGTCATGTTAGGGTTTAATGTTACTGTAGATTTAAACAGTGCATTGGCTAAAATAGTGCGTTCATCGAGTGGATCATTGCACCAAGGATTGGCTTTTTCCCATTCTTGGACAGCAAAAGGCTTTTCATTGACTGGTTGCGTAGGTTGAACCTTCTTAACCTCCTCAAGCTGTGAGTCAATAGCCTTAAACGCCTCAAGATCGCCAGTCTCTACAGCATTATCACGCGCTAAGGTCAATTTCTTGATCGTATCGAGCAACTGTAGCTCATGAAACTTGTTTAATCCCTGTATAGCCTCTTGATGCTCACGAGCTAGCTTGTTTATTTTCTCATCTACAGACTTGTGCAGCTTGTTAATCTCAAGAAATGCCTTCGCAGGCTTCCAGTCTTCAGGGTCTTTTCCTTTTGCTACCCACTCGTCCTGTGAAACCCAGCCTAACTCCGATGCTTCTGACTCATGCTTAGATGGCTTTGGAGGTTCTTTTTGTTCTACTACCTCCTCTTCCTCTGCTTCTTGAGTTGATTCTTGAACAAGCTCGTTAATATCTTCTTGTGTGAGACCAAACTCCTCTTTTGCTACATCTTCGCTAATTTCAATTTCCATCTTTTAACACTCCGATAACGTCTTGGTCGTCAATTAACCTGTAGTTTTCAAACTCCTTGTTTGTTTCACCGAAACGAGTCGGCTTACCATCGTAACGATTAAACTCTACCTTATCACCGATAGAGAATCCCCACTCTTTTGCGCGCTCAAAAGCGTCCTTATCCTTGCTACACCCACCTATCCCGTAGTACGCACCAAAGCCGATGTCCTTAACTACTCCAATGTCACGCCCTGCTTTCTCGCGTCTAGCTTCCTTGTCAGAATGTACTATAATTCCACCTGCAGACGTTTCTTCTACAGGTAAAACCTCAACTAATATCTTTACTCCGCATGGTTTAAGATTCATCTACTTGCTCCCAATCTTTACCCATAAGCTCCTCGATAACAGTTTCAATGCCTTTAGCAACACCAGTATTATGCGCAGAAGCCATAGCTACAGCATCAGCCGAAATACCAACTTCATAATATGATTGCGCTTGTTTTGCTTCTTGTAGGATTTCTGAGAGTTTTTGGAATACTGCTTGCGTTACAGGGTGTAAACGCCATTCTTTTACTTGTGTGTCTGTTACTTGCATATTTTCTCCATTAGTCTTATAACTAACTTTGCTTATTCCGTATAGATATAAGCGTATGAAGTATTATAACTTATTGTTATATATAAATGCAAACTATTATGTAGGTCAATTGAACTACTAGTCGATGAACTCGAAATTGTCTGGTAGTTTAGGCAACTGCGCAATCCTACCAGTAGGCAACAAAGCCATAACGTCCATGTTTGATTGTGCTAAAGATTGATCAGGCTTTCCAGTTAATGCACTTAAAGCAATAGCAGGTGCGTTCAATGCGTAGCTAGCTGTGTTTACAATAGGTCGGCTTACGTTCTTTGCAAACGCTAATCCTGTTTGTATTGGGTCATTTAAATCATACTGCTCATGCTGAAAAGTAGGCACCTCTTCTAACTGCGCTCCCAAACCGTAAAGCATAGAATTGCTTTCTTCGGGTCTTTTGTAACCGCTCCTACCACCACCTAGAACAGGAACATCAGGATCATAAGCCATTAGGTTATCTTCCATTCACCATTCACTAGCTCTGCATCGTGTTCGGTGCCTGTAGTCTTATTGCGCACTCTGCGCTTAACTGGTTTATCTTGGTTAATACCAGCGCCTACCCCATCACCAATAGAATCAAGGTTCATCGCGTGAGTGTATTTATCAATGTTGTTGTTAACTGATTCGCTTTCTGCTTTCTCTAGATCAAGCATAGCCGATGCTTTAGCTTTCTTGGTATCGGCATCTACCTTATCCATATCAACAGCAGCCTTAGGATATACAACCTCTGCCTCTTTTTCTGTTTTATTAGCATCTGCCATTAACTTCTTAGCCTGCGCAAAAAGCACTTCATTCTGCGCCCTAACACCTTCAGCCTGTTGCATCGTAAGCATTTGTGTTTGTTGCTGAGCTTGCATAATCAAATCATTCAACTGAGGATTACGCTTCAATAACTCTTCTAGCTGTTGTTCTGGTGACAATTCTGAGAATATCTCACCGATAAATGCACAACCAATAGCTTCATAGTAGCCCTCGATGATAGGTCTAATATCACCACCAGCTTGAGCAACTAGCTCAATGTTCATGATCTCTGCGTTAGCTTGCTGAATCCTCATCATACGGCTAGATATTTCAGGATTAGCAGAAGGAACAATGTCTAAATCTTTTGCATTAAAATCACTAAGGCTAGCTTGTTCGTCATCTACGACAGAAACATACTCATCCATGTCAATGAACTTGCTATCTAAGTCAAATAGAATCTTAAACTCAGCAGCCATTGTTCTGTACACACGCAAAATAATCGCAGCGCTTGATAGTTGTTTCTCTTGAATCAATGCAAGCGTAGTAGCGGCAGGCGCATTAGGTGATAAAGCCTTTGATAAGTCAGCACTAGCACTGTACTCATTTGACGCAGCTATCAAATCGTTACGTAATTGGTAAAGAATAGCGGAAGGTTCCTTAGTAGGATGAGCCATGATTCCTTGTTGCATTTCAGCAGCCGACAAACCAGTAGACTTACATTCACCAGGTGCAAATCCAATATCACCTAACTTAGCTCTAAACCCTTTAGCTAACCAGTACGCAGGCATATTCGCAAATGTTCCAGCATCTACTAGCTGGTTAGTCGTTGTGTTAATAGCTTGAGTTAATGCAGCTAAGATATGACCGTATCCCTCATATAACAAACCACCTTGAGGATCATGAAGCATGCCGTACATAACTAAATTAGTATTAGGCTCAATTCTTACAACAGAATCATAACTGCCTTGAGTTTTATCTGCTGTGGTTACTTTACTGCCTACCTTAACGCTTATACCACTCAACTCATAGCGAGGAGTAACACGCACAACCTTTTGTGTTAATGTTTGAACAACAACAGTGTAAGGCTCTTCATATCCATCATCATCGCAGTCATACCAGCATTGTTGCTCAATAAAGTCTGTGTTTTGATCTTGCGATGAGTTAGATGGCTCTTCTGCATTAGGGTTCTTAATATCCTCATCACTATCACCATAAGTGATACCTGTATCAACCCATACTCCAGAGTTTAAACGCTCTTGTATCTCATTCTTAGAACGTGTGAAAGGCTCACTAAACCTGCGAAGCCTGTTAATCGATGTACAAGTATTATCTAGTGCGAAGTTCGGGTATGTAACCAAATCGCAGACATTACGCCCAAGCGATGGGTCGTAGTAAATCTTCTTAAAGACTGTTCCGTGGGAAGGCAAGAGGTAGAGCATCTTTTCGTGTTCATCTCTCCACTCTGCCATTTTGACATTGATCTGATAGTTTTCATAAACTGATATCCTATCCGCTTTCTTTTGCTTAACGTCATCTTTATCCTTACCAACTACATTGACCATTACTAGGTCACGTTGGCGCATTAACTCGGTTGTCATCCTATCGCTAAACTGTAACCCAGCGTTACCTAGCGTAGGGGATTTATAATTACAAGCTCCAGCCCAAGGTGTACTTCTAGGCTCAGTTTCTTGAACAAGCAAGTCTAGCCCTTTCTGCACACCGTCCGACCACTTAGACATTGAATCTATGTCATCGTTATAACCATCAACAACACGCCGACCAATCTCTTGTAACTGAGAATCGCTCAACATATCCACAATGTTAGACTTAGGATAGAATTGATTACCATTAAACATGAAATAATCAATTAGGTTGAACTCACCGTCTTCTGTTTCTACGGCTTCACCAGACTCACTATCATCATACTCTGATTGTTCGTTTTCTGCGTATTGTTCCATTGAAGTATCCAAATACTATAACATATCCATTATAACTTAAAAGCATATAAACTTAAAGACTAATAACCTGTTGATGGTAAATCGCTTATATACCTTCTTGCAGTGATTTCATTGTCATTAGGCTCTGTTTCAGAATGGCGCTTCATCATCAGTGCGTATCGAGTAGCAGCTAGCAAATCATCCCTAATCTTAACAATCACACCATCTTTACGATGATACAACCTAAACTCTTCTAGCCAGTCAGAACAAGTGATAAACACCTTAAGCCTTCCCGTCTTCATCCTGTCAAGCATATCCATTACACCCGCTTCAAGACCGTTACTACCATCCTCAAAAGTAGCACGCTCATAGATCATATTGATTCCAGCGTCTTTGTATTGCTGTGCTAGTTGTATCCCCGATCCTTTATCGTGCTGCAAACCATCGTGAGGCCATGCTACTGGTATCCATGACTCCCTGCGATTAACAGCTGGAGCAAAAAAGCTAGGTGTAGCATTCTCTCCCTTGGCTGTGTAGCAATCATAAACGTAGAATATGTCATTATCTCTATCCCAAGCACAGCAAGAGAGCGCTGTTGGATGGTCATACCCAAAGTCTAAACCTTTAATTCTAGGCCAGTACTTAGGAATACTAAACGGTTCAATGGTTATAGTGTCTTCACTAATAGGAAATACTCTACCGCTTCCCATTGTAGGAATACCCTTAGACCTTGCATCACGCTCATGGGCAGGATAAGATTCAACAATCTGCTCTCTTTCTGCATCTGTATAATGGTCTACATCCCATATTGTCATTAATATTAGTTTTTGGTATTTACTTGGGTCTGTATAGAACTTACGCACAACTTCCGTCATACCCATTAATGGAGTAAAGGTCATCATAGCGCATTGACCGCGCTGACCTTTATTGGTGCGTGTTAATCCTTCTGAATATATATCTGGTGGTGGCTCCTCATCAAACCATATAAAATCAATTGTTTCAGATTGAAACGATCCTCTTCCTTGCTCATATGATTTAAAATAAATAATACTTGTTCCGCCAGTAACATGCTTTACCTTTACATGGTCGCATAAATCTTTAGTGTGTCCTGATTTTATATGGTCTGTTATTAAGTGCTTAGGTATTGATCCAGTGCCAAACTCTTCTGGAACCTCAATACGACCAAGCAATAATTTTTGTGTAGACCCTCTGATATCTTTACCTGATACCCCACATACCCACATTACTACTGGCTTATCAAAGCGTATACCTTTTATTTCATCCCACCAATCGGGGTATAATCCTGTTGCATGGATAGCTGCTTCCATTGACCCTGATAGAGTCTTACCGAGCTGATTACCAGCTCCTAAACATCTTTCTGGGTATTCACCACCAGCAGCATGAAACTCTTTTTGCTTTGCGTACGGTTTATAGAACATC